AGATAGATTTGCAGATAGCTTTCAGACAATGGATAGCTGAGAACATTAAATTTGACTAATGCCACGTTGTAAAAACTGCAAAGAGAAGTTTGAGCCTGTACGCTTCAATCATAAATACTGCCTGAAAGACGAGTGTGTCCGTGCTTTTGTAGCTGAAGCCAAAGAGAAGCAATGGAAGCAGACTAAAACACGAATGAAAGCCGATTTAGAGACCGTACAAGACATTGTAAAGGCTGCTCAAATGGTATTTAACAAATACATCAGGGAGCGAGATAAAGACGAACTATGCATCTCCTGTAAGCAGAAACCAAAGAAAGAAAACGCAGGACATTTTTGGAACGCTAACAACCATTGGAACGTAAGATTTGACGAGGATAACGTTCACCTGCAATGCGAGAGGTGCAATAGTTTCTTATCAGGCAACCTAATTGAGTATAGAGCCAACCTAATAACCAAGATAGGTCAGGAAAAATTTGACCAACTTGAGGCACGAGCAAGAGTTACAAGGAAATTTACCAAGGACGAACTAAAAGAATTGATAAAAAAATATAAAAAAATGTACAACGAATTGAAATAATCTATATCTTCGTATAAATAATTAAACGCTATGAAAAATTTATTTAAAAGTTTGGCAGCATTTCAGCAGGAAGTGCCAGTAATTCACAAAGCCACACAAGGCTACGGGTATTCTTACGCAGATTTACCCAAGATTTTTGAGGTAATCAACCCTATCCTAAAGAAACACGGACTCGGATTTACCCAACAACTTACAAACCAAGAAGGTCAAAACTGTCTAAAGACGGTTATCTTTCACGAGAGCGGTGAGTTTATGGAGTCGGTTTGTATGATTCCTTACGTACAACTCAAGGGTATGAATGACTATCAAGGATTTGGTTCAGGTGTAACGTACTACCGTCGCTATGCTTTGAGTTCTGCACTTGGTTTAGTAACCGACAAAGACACGGACGCATCAGGTGAACAAGTAAAGACGGAGAAGAAACTACCTGAAATTGACCAAAAGCGATTCAGCGCAGCAGTACAAGCCATTGCCAAAGGTGAATACACACGAGAGAAACTCGAATCATCCTTTGCGTTAACTGAAGGTCAAACGGATATGCTTAACGCATTGTGAATTTTAATTAGTAATCATTTAATTTAAACGCTATGAAAAGAATAAAAAGAAATACAGGTAGAACAACCTTAAAGTATTTAAGATTTTTAGAAAATTTACAATACGAACTTGATTCATTTAATTATAAGAATTTAGTTGAATTCCCAAAAAAATATAATGTTACTCAAGCGTGGCCTGTATTCCTAAAAAGAAACGGAATAATATATAAAAACCGTCAAGGGTATTATAAATGGAATAATAAGATACCAGCAAGCATAAATATTATAAAAGAATTTAGGGAGTATAATGATAAGACTACTAATTATACTAACGGTATTGCAAAAGTCAATCCGAAAAAAGTAATTAAAGTTCCTCCTAAAATGATTCGTGAAGATTTCAAAAACACGGCTAAACAAGAGCTTGGACTAATTCGCAGATTTTTAAAATGGATTTACTGATGAAGACACTAAAAATAAGATGTTCTGCCATAGGGAAAATAATGGCAACACCACGCTCTAAAGGCGAACTACTAAGCCAAACGGCTAAATCTTACATCCACGAACTTGTATTAGAAGAGAAATACGGTATCCGCAAGGACTTTTCAAGCCGCTACACAGACAAAGGGAACGCAGTTGAGGATTTATCTATCTCGCTTGTCAATGATGTCTTAGATGTAAAATTTATTTACAAGAATGAAGAGTACTTTGAGAATGATTGGATAAAAGGAACACCTGATGTAAACACGGAGGACGTATTGCTTGACGTGAAATCAAGTTGGGATGCTACAACCTTTCCGTTTTTTGATACCGAGATTCCTAATAAAGACTACTTCTATCAGCTACAGGGTTATATGTGGCTAACTGGTAAACAACAGTCAATGCTTTGCTACTGCCTTGTTGATACTCCGATTGATATGGTAGAGGACGAAATCCGCAGAGCGCATTGGAAACTGCACAAGATTGATGAGGACTACGACTTACGTGAGGAGATTCTGCGCAAACACGAATTTAGCCAAATCCCTAAGAACCGCAGAGTAAAAGTATTCTATGTACAAAAAGACGAAGCAGTAATCGAAGCCATCAAAGAGAAGATAGAGTATTGTCGTGAGTATTATAACGCCCTAATTCAATTCCTATGAATCAGAAAGTAGAAGACCCGATTGTCCTAAAAGTAATGAGCAAATTTTATGACCGCTCACAACGAGGAATAGAGAAGTATGGAACTATGTTAACACGAACCGACCTAAATTTAATTGACTGGCTTACGCACTTACAGGAAGAAATGATGGATGCAGCGTTATATTGTGAGCGTTTGAAAGACGAAGTAAAACAATTTAAACAAATATAAGGGGTAAGAATTGCCACATATCTAAACACGAAATGTAAACGAGAGATGCAACTGACGAGTTGAACGTAACCTGCCGTGCATTGGCTGCGGCTCTCATCGTAGGGAGATAGGTTAGCCTTCCGAGAAAAAAGGCTTTTTTAAACTAAACACAATACAATGAAAATAGAAATCACCCACTACGGACACAAAGCCAGCTACGAGTTCGAACACGAGGATGTAGAGCTTGATGACTTGATTTACCACATTGAGCAGTTGATTAGATTAACTGGATATTCAATTAACGGAACATTACAAATAGTAAACGAGGAAGAATGAATTACGAAAACTACTACCGACTATTACACCTGTTAGCAGGGATAACAATCGGCTATTTAATTTTTACACTATGAAAAAACGAAACGAAGAACGAGAATACTACGCTGCATTAGGTACAATGATACTCATTACCGTAATCAGCATTACATTAATTATCGCATTTATCAGTAACATATAAACCAAACATAATGGAAAACAAAACAAACACAGGAGCAATCTTTAAGAACGACAAAAAGACGAATGATAAACAACCCGACTACAAAGGAAAGGTAAACGTTAACGGAAAAGAGATGGAAGTAGCTTTGTGGGTAAAGCAAGGTAAAAACGGAAGTTTCTTCTCAGCATCATTTAGCGAGCCGTATGTAGCGCCAGAACGTGCGCCAATTGGAGATAGTATTGACGATGACCTACCTTTCTGATATGTACATAAACGATGAAGACCTACGGAAGCAGATACATAAACTCCTACTTACCCGAACACGAAACCAAATCGTAGAGGACATAAAGTTATTAGGATACAAGATGCACCACTTCCAAGTAAACAACTTCCTCAACGGAAAAGACGTAACCTTGTCAACACTACACAAGTTAGATAAGTATGTAAGCCGAGAAATTTACTTAAACGGATTAGAGCCACTTTAACAGGTGGCTTTTTTTTGTAGGCAACTTGTTAGATTAAAATATAGTCATATATTTGTTTAGAATTTAACCAATGAACGCACTAACTATCTTATCGAAATATCACAAGGAGTGGCTAAACATAGTCCGTTTATTTGGTGATAACGAGTTTGCAGAAGACATCGTACAAGATGTGTACCTGAAAGTCCATCAGTACAATTACTACGAAAAAATAGTAATAGACGGAGAACCTAACCGTGCATTGATGTGGATACTACTAAGGAACACTACCTACAAAGCCAACAAAACTACATCTAATGACTTATCTATTGAGGTAGTAAGAGATTTAGCACAAGAGGAGTTAGAGCTACTCAAACACGAATCATTAGAGAACATTTACGACAGAGTAGAAAATGAGATTAGTAGTTGGGATTGGTATGACCAAAAGCTATTTAGGATATATAAAGACGAACGAAAGCCAATGCGTCAAATATCCGATGAGACTGGTATCAGTTTAAAGTCTATCTTCTTAACTATAAAGTCTTGCAAAGAAAGAATACGTCAGTCAGTCGGAGAGGACTATGCTGATTTTTTAAATAACGATTTAGAATTAATTTAATATGGCAAAAAGAAAAGCAACAGGTTTAGGTGATACAATCGAACAAATCACGGAAGCCACAGGAATCAAAAAGTTAGTAGAGTTTGTAGCAGGAGAGGACTGCGGATGTGAAGAGCGTAAGAAGAAGCTCAACGAGTTATTCCCTTACAGAAACACGAATTGTTTAACTGAGGAAGAATACCAATGGTTAACTGAAACCAACGTACTTACCCAAGACACATTCAAACCAAGTGAGCAAACCAAACTAATCGCAATTTACAACCGAGTATTTAATCTACGTCAAGAGCCTACATCTTGTGCATCTTGTTTTAGAGAACTGGTATTCAAAATGCAGAAAGTTTACGCAGAATACGAAGGATGAGATATTACATATTAGACTACGGCAAAGACTTGATTGAGTATGCTCACGGAATATCTGAGAGGATACGAAAAGACGGACACCACTTAATCGAATACTTTACAGATGCCGATGGTTTAATGTGCTTAGAAGAACTAACAGAAGACGAATTTTTAGACCACTTTAAAAAAATAAAAGATGCCTATACCGACTCCACTTCCAAAGGAGCAGAATAACGAGTTTATTCAAAGATGTATGATGGATGACACAATGTCAAGAGAGTACAGAGACATTGACCAACGCTACGCAATATGCAGAGAACAACTAACAAAACACGAACTAACAAATGGCAAAAATAGGAAGACCAAGAATACTAAATAGTCCTGACGAACTATACGAACTATTCGAAAGATACAAGAGAGAAGTAAAAGCCAACCCAAGAATCAAAAGCGTATTCGGTGGAAAAGAATTTGAAGAACGTGCAGAGCCACTCGAAAGACCTCTAACGCTCGAAGGATTTGAACTTTTTTGCTACGAACAAATTGGAATGGTTGAGCAGTATTTTAAGAATGCGGATAAAAGATACGATGAGTATATACCCATCTGTTCACGTATAAGAAAAGCCATACGTCAAGACCAAATCGAAGGTGGTATGTGCGGTCAGTACAATCCGTCAATCACTCAACGTTTAAACGGACTAACTGAGCGAGTAGAAAACACAGTAGTAACTGAGCAACCACTATTTAACTTTAATGTTTCAGGTAACAACGGCAATACGGAAAATCTATAGTCTTGAAAAGAGGGTTAAGATTATTCAAGGAGGTACGTCAGCAGGAAAGACATTTGGAATCCTGCCCGTACTTATAGACAAGTGCGCCCGTGAAAAAGGCTTAGAGGTTTCGGTAGTTGCTGAAACTATCCCACACCTTCGAAGAGGTGCGTTAAAAGACTTCCTGAAGATTATGCGTTGGACTGGTAGGTATGTTGAGGATAGATTCAACGCAACCCTACTTAGATACGAATTTGCCAATGGAAGCACTATGGAGTTCTTCTCTGCTGATAATGCATCTAAACTTCGAGGAGCAAGGAGAGATGTCCTGTACATAAACGAGTGTAACAACGTAACATTTGATGCCTACCTTGAGCTTTCCATTCGTACAAAAAAAGAGATTTACCTTGACTTCAACCCTGCAAATGAGTTTTGGGTTCATACCGAACTAAAAGACGAACCCGACGCAGATTTCATTATCCTTACCTACAAAGATAACGAGGCGTTAGATGAGAGTATTGTCCGTCAAATAGAGAAGAACCGAGATAAAGCAGCTACGTCTAACTATTGGGCAAACTGGTGGCGTGTGTATGGTCTTGGAGAAGTTGGTATGCTTGAAGGAGTGATATTCGATAATTGGAAAGAGATTGATAAAGTTCCTGACGATGCACGATTAGTAGGCATAGGGCTTGACTTTGGATACACGAACGACCCTACCTCTGCAATTGAGGTTTATAATTGGAACGGAAAACGAATAGTAAACGAAATTGTTTACCGCACAGGAATGCTTAACTCCGACATCGCTAAGATACTTCCGTCAAGCGTTACTATCTACGCTGATTCCTCAGAGCCTAAATCTATTGATGAGATACGAAGGTTCGGAAAGACGATTAAAGGCGTTACAAAGGGCAAGGATTCGATTAAATACGGGATAGATGTAATGCAACGCCAAGAGTATTTGGTTACCAAGCAAAGCACAAACCTAATCAAGGAGCTGAGAAGCTATTGTTGGGACGTAGATAAACACGGAGTAAGGCTAAATAACCCTGCAGGAGGCAATGACCACGCTATAGATGCTCTTAGATACCACGAGATGGAGAATCTCGGCTTAAATTCAAACTATGGACAATACGCAATCCGATGAGTTGCCTCGTATGAAGGCAATCGTAGAGGAATATATCTACAAACGAACTGGCAAAAAGGTACATATTGTCTTTAACGATGTGTTCAGTATGCGTAAACATTCTCAAATGTTAGCACAAGCATACTCTTATGTCCTTGCTCAAGAATACAAAAACGACTAATTGACTTATAACATTATGGAAATCCAAGTAAAAGTACCTACCTCACTAAATGAAATCCCACTTAAACACTATGTGGACTTTCTAAATGTGCAGAAAGGTTCTAACGATGAGGAATTTATTGCTCAAAAGATGATTGAGATTTTCTGTGGTATCCGTTTAGCTGATGTTGCTAAGATTAAACTTACTTCGCTCAATGAAATGGTGCTACATTTTACAAATCTATTCTCGGCAAAGCCT